CTCTTGCTGTCATGCTTGGGGGTGCGCTTGGGCTTGTTGTAGCCCTCGAACCTTTCACCGCGATAAGTTATAGCCATATAAACCTCGTAAGAAAGCCCCCTCCGAAGAAGGGGCAGTCAGTCTTACAGTGCAGCGTCAGACAGAATCTCAACACCGAATGCATCGTCAAGCTCGGCAACACCATATACAGCAGTGGCGTTAAGCTCAAAGGCACGCAGAGACTCATCACGCTGAGGCGCAATGTTGAAGTCACGCTTCATAGCGATCATCAGAGCTTCAGGAGCAAATACAGCGCCTTTAGCGTCGTCATTACCGTCGATAGCTACGTTAGATGACTCGTATACGTTGATGCCAGCGATAGTACCAACATAACCGTTGCGCATTGCTTCGTTCTGCAAGTCGCCACCATTGGGGTTAGCAAAGGTGTTGGTCAGGTTAGCTTTCAGCTGGTAAGCCTGATAAGGGTGTACAACAGCGTTGATCACGCCAGTTACCTTGTTGGCACGCAGAGTAGCAGCAGCCTTGAACAGATCAGCTACAGTAATCTCAGCACCAGCAGTACCGATAGAACCAGAGAAGCCGTCAAACAGGGCAATCAGGTCGGTATCAATCTTAGTGGCAATAGCGTTACCAAGAACAGTACCCAGCTCAACAGCAGGGTTGCCGTCACCGTAAGTAGCCATGTCAGTCAGCAGAACCTGTGCGCCTACTTCACCAACAGTTACAGAAACTGAGCTAGTAGATACAGTGGTGCTGGTCATGTCAGTGCCTTCGGTCAAGTCGGCAGCAGCGATTGCTGGGTACTTAGGAACCTGAATGGTCTTACCAGCTTGGGCTTGGATGTTGTACTGAGTAACCAGACCCATCATTAGTGATTGCTCTTCGGCAGTGAAACGAGCCTGAGCGACGATATTGACGAACAGGTCGTCGAGAGTTGTTGAAGTTGTTGCAGCCATGATAATGCCTCTAAATAAAATTAAGTTGTGGTTTGGTGGTTACTTTCGTTTCATAGCAGCAAATGCTTCTTTGCCGCCATCGCTCCAGTTAGCAACCATATCTGCCACAGATTGAGGCTTCTGTGTCGAGCCACCAGCGTTACCCATCGAGCCAGTGCCGCCTTGGGAGGCTTTGACCATGTGTGGGTTTACTGTCAAGAACTCTGCTACCATCTCATTAACTGATAACAGATCACCGCTGTCATTGTAACGCGGAGTACCGTTATCGTCTAGCACCTCTACATTGCCGTCATCTGACAGGCGTGTATTGGTTTTGAGTAGCTGAGACACTTGAGTTGGGTTTACAGCGTTATTGTTGGAAGCCGCGCCAAGAATCGCTCCATCTACTAGCGTCTGTTGCAGCTTGCTTTTATAACTCTGTATCTCCATGTCTTTCTTCTCGACCGTTTGCTTCAGGACTTTATCGAACTCCCCGCGCTCTTTCTGTCGCTCTAGCTCTGCGGCTTCTTTCTTTGCCAGCAGGTCTTTAGCTTCATCAAGGTCTACGCCTGACAGTCTTTTATCGAACTTGCGCTGCTCTCTAGCAACACGATCCGCCACGATGCGGTCTAGTTCTTCCTGAGTAAAGGTCTTGCTTTCCTGAGTTTCTACTGCCGCAGTTTCAGTCTCTGCTTGGTTTTCCATGATTTCATCGCTCATGTAACGTGCCTCTTAAAGAGTATTGGTGAATCTTTAGTTTATCATAAATTTACGTTTTGGTTTTTTTCTTCTTTTTCTTAGGTCGTCCTACTTTGCTACCGTATGTACCTTTACCTGCTGGCATTATAATTCCTCTTCAAATACTGGTCTAAATTGATGTCCGCAGTTATAACCACCGCGAACGATGAAAGGGTCACCAGCGGCTTTACCAGCCCAACTGCCTGACCACAAATCTTGAATTTCTTCATCAGTAAATGTTTCGCCTTCATGCTCTCGACAAAAAGGTCTAGACGTTGCGATTATACGCCCAACATACTTCCACTTAGTTGCGCCAGATTCTTTACCTATTGCAGTGTTAACCGATGCATCGAACTGCATAAGGCTGTCATGTACCTGTTGTTTTGCATATTGAGAAAGCCTGCCGCCTGCTACCTCTTTTATCACCTGAACACTTGCAGCAAAACTAGCGCCTGTTAGCGTGTTCCTGTATACCTCTCGGCTAATAGCGTCAAGATACTCTGCGCCTATATCTTGGAAACCTTGAAACTGCAATGACTGCAACTGGCTAATTATGCGTGGATCAAGTTGCGTAAAGGTGCCGTATGTTCCCAGCATTTCATAGGTGCTGGCAGCAACAGCCGTATACTCTCTGATTATTCTGTCTACCTCAGCCAGATACTCTTCCTCAACTATCTGGCGTATCTCAGCCCTTGCTTGAATAGCCCACTCTAAGTCGAATAGGTTTCCATCCTGCAAAGGTGCGGTAGCAAGCAAATCAGCAATGCGTTGCTCTAGCGTTACCAGTGCTGCGGCCAACTGCCTTTGATGAGCATCAGCTATCTGGTTGAGTTCTTCAACGTGATCAACGTCTGCTGGCATTAGATTTCTTCAGGAACCTGCTCAGTAAACTGGCCTAGTACCTGAGTGCCAGATTCAATCTCTGCATGGGCTTTAGCTAACTGTTCGTCATCGAGGATTAGGTCACTGATCTTTTTGTCTATCTCCATAGCAAGGGTCGCAGACTTAACGCCTGTGGCTCTCATCTGCTGTAGGAACATTAACTCTTTATCGTAGTCGCGCAGGTCGAACGCGTCTGGATAGAAAACCTCCACATCGGGGGTGACATCCTGCCAATCACAGAACAACAACCAGAGCTGCTCTTCAGCTAACTCTAGAAGGTCTGCTTTCTCTGATAGCTTGGCATTAAGCATCTGGAACTCTGTCTGCATAGCAACGCCACTCATCGTCATGGCTTCTGTGCCGCGTACTGCACCCATGTGACTCATGCGGTTTATAGACTGAATCTTATCTTCTATAGATGCGCGTACAGCGTCTAGGTTCTGACCGCTAGGTTGCAGCTGGTAAGGCTTTAACTGTGCATCCATATCGTCAGGCAGGTTGATAATAGAGCCAGCACCAGCACTCGCGTCTGTGCCAAACGACTTGACCAGAGTTGGGTGGTTGCTTATTCGTATCAATTGCTCGATCTCTGATAGCTCTTGATAGATAGCTCGCTGCATGTAAGCAGCATCAGATATGTCGCTCAGTCCTATACCTCTAGTAACTGACCGTTGAGCAGGTAGGAACACCGCAGGAATGCGGCCAAGTACGTTGTCGTCTACTTCTACCATCTTATCTAGGTCATTGACTGAGTGCCACTGCTCTACGCGGTCTTTGTACCAGACGCGGTAATAGGTCTCTGTAGTGGTCTCGTCAACACGGATAACGCTCTCTCTTACCTTCAGGTAATCAAGCTCAAAGCGACCGCTTGCGGTGCGAACGTAGTTCCAGTCTAAAACGTTTTCAGGCGTAAACATCGTTACATACGGTCGGATGTCTTGGGCTAACTCTTCTGCCTTAGTACCAGCATTAGACTTTGGCTTATCCATCATCAGCCATACATGACCATAGACACTAGACCAAATCTGAGCTTCACGCATAAAAGCATTAAAGCTGCGGCCATCGAGATCACAATCATCTAGGAAAGGCTCAAGGGCTACGTTATTAGCTGCACTGTTGTATGCCCTCGTAGGCGGTACACGCCAAAGGAAGCTGCTGTAGATGTGGACTATGTTTTTACAGTGATTATCTAGGGGTGTCAGATCAAGTCTGCGGTCGTAGTCATCACTGGTTTCGGATATGTAGCGCGTCAGGTATGCGCCATTGAAGTAATCTTCTCCACCCATGTAGCTGCGAACATAAAACTCCCAGCGGCTTTCGTACTTATCATAATCAGGGTGCGTTGTATCTGCGTTCAATCTCATCAAGTCCACCTTTGTGGTTGTGGCGTAGCGTATTCTGTGCGAACTGGGAACAGGTATTCAACCAAGTAGCCTAAGGCATCGTTCATGTGATCATAGCCGTCGTCTTTATTTGGAATACTTGTACCTTCTTTGTATGTCTGTCGCTCCAAGCTCTTAATAGTCTGCTTGCATTTTGGGCTGACAAACAAATGCCGTCCACCATCACTTGACAGTAAACGACTATTCACAGCGTTGATACGATCCCTGACCAATGCATGTGAGTTCTTCGCCTTAACGCTGAATCCTGCGTTTTGTAAGATCGACAAATCTGTGCGACCACCAGCAGAGGTTTTCCGCTGTCTTGATGCTGGGTCTGGATAAACAATTATATTGCGTCTAGGGTATCGGTTAATAATCTCCGCAACCATTTCATCAGTGTTAGACCCGTACATGACTATCTCGTCAACTGCAATCAGCGTCCCGCCTTTACGAATACAGATAACGGCAGACATGGGGTCTAAGTTGAAGTCCATCCCAATGTGGAGTGTACCACTATCGTCATCAATCGCCAATACAGACTCTTCGCGGCTGAAACCGTAATAGATCAAACCCTGATAGGTAACAAAGGCTGCTTCATATTCTTGCTTAAATGTTCTTTCGTCAAGATCAGCCCTTGCAGCATCTACTTCAGACTCGGGAACATTTCCTCCCTGCAAGGTTGTGTACTGGAATGACTCCCAGCCTTTTTGCCGATTAATCCCTGTTGCCCATAGATCGTAAAAGTGATTCCTTCCCTTTGGTGTCCCTATGAATAATGCGCTTCCAAGGCGATCTGATAATGACGGTCTAATTACCTCGTACCAAGTCTCAGGGCGCATATCTGCAAACTCGTCAAGGACAACAAAGTCCAAAGCTCGTCCGCGGAGGTTGTTTGGTTTTTCTGCACCTTTAAGTGATATTGATGATCCATTTATAAGCCTGATATTCAAAGATGATTCGTTAGATTTAGCAATATACTCTTCAGGTAAACATTGCATCAACATATCCCAAGCGATCTCTTTTGCCGCACCGTATGTTGGAGCCACATACCAAACATTCTTATTCTTACCGACAGTGGCAGCTTTCATTATTTCGCCAGTTGAAAGGAATGTCTTGCCAAACCTCCTGCCAGCGACTACAGATCGGAATCTAGCGTGAGAGCAGAATATCTCACTCTGTGGGAGCGTTAGCTGCACGACCATCCACCACTATGTTTATTTGAGGGATTTCCTGCGGTTCTGCCTCTTGCTCTTTCCACCCAGACTGTGTTTTCAGATAGAATATAGCCGCTGTTACATTGCCCGCCATAGCCATTTTTACGAGGTTCTGCGCCATTATTACTGTCTGCTTCGCTCTTCCTTTTTTATAAGCCTCAAAAACCTCGGGCTGTCTTGCCTCTACAGCGCGGAAAGTGTTCTCGCTAATGCCGTAATAGTCAGCCAGCTGGCCTTTGGTTAGATAAGAGGCAAGCTGTTCTAGGCTAGCAATTTGTCCTTGCTCAAAGACGAACTGAGGTCGCCCACCCTTGTCTTTTTCAATCATTTAGAAAACCTTTCAATGCATAGAAAACCAAACTGTTCCTATACCCGCCATCGTGGGTCGGGACTATAGGAGTAACCGCGTGAACATTTCGCCATGCGGGATAAAGCAATAAACTGCCTGTAGGCATATCAAAACAAGCATCATAATCTGGAACGTATAAACAACCGCCATCAGCGTTGTGCCTATGCGTATAAATAGCGTTCAGCGTATTCTTGATATTAGCCCTATCCCTGTGGAATGGAGCCGATATATTGAAGTTGCTGATACTGCTAGTAAACAGTTCGCCGAACCTATAGTTTTCATCTACGCCCTCAACAGCCTCAGAATGCTCTCTAAGCTGTTCTGGTAGATAGTCACCCATTATCACCTTAACTTCTTTTGTCGCCATAAGCATGGCTTTAATGAAGGTTTCAGCGGATTTTACAGCGTGAACGCGACTCCTGTTGTGGTAGTCCCTTCTCATGTGCGGCTTTTTAGGGATAGATCCTATAATAGTGCTTTGCTGAACAGTTCCTATTTTCTTTGCTTTCGCTCGGGTAATATTCAGCTTCTTTTGCAAAATCATAACGTCAGAGCGTTCAAGCAAGTCTTTAGGCACTCTATCAGAAAGGAACTCATGGTTTGCCACAGCCATTAACTTTTCTAGCTTTTCGTACTTTTCGGGAAGGCTCTGGAAATACACCCCCACTAATTCATCCCCGTCATACAGCAATGCAGACTCTTTGACGTTCGGCTCTATGTATTCGCATCTTGAACCTGTTCGCCTGTCATGCTCGACTTTCTGCATTTGTATCTTCTTCAAAGAACTTTTCTCATGCAATGCTTGGCGAAACCTTTTATATCTGTCTTTATATCTAACCTTTCAGGCTTCTGTTTTAAGGTGACCCAAGGACTCCAAGACAATGCCATTTTTTTTGCCGCTTGATGGTCTTTTTTGTTAGCGTACCACTCATAAAGCCCTCCAGCATTGCTGCCTACGTTCGGGCAGCTAAACCAAACGTGATTGAACCTTAATATACCGTGACCATTCTGGATCGTTTGCATGGCGAAATCCCTGTCCTCTTTTGTATCTTCATTGTATTTCCAGCTGATTTTAGAAACGTGCATCAGAGTGCAAACTTCAGCAAATTTCCTATTTATGCTATAACTTTTCTTTTCAGTCCAAGCATATTGTACATAACTCAAACCGACTATCTCAAAAGGTAAACTTTTCGCCTTATCTTCAACTTTCTTTAGCACTTGGGCGCCAGACCTTACTGTTTTCCCGTTATATATTCCGAACCCATTAACGTCATCATCTGAAAACCAAGCCCAATCAATGTTGTTTTGCTTGCACCAATCAAGCATAAAATTCCTGACGTATGTAACTCCTTTGTCGTTTTCGTTGATACATATCTTATTAGGGACTTTGTACGCATCCATTTCCTGAGGCTCAATAAAATGATACACCTCATAACCAGCCTCTTCAAATAGCTTGTGCGTCTGAGTATCTGGCCTTCCTTTACTGGGGATGCAAACTATCACAATTTGTTCATTTCTTTTCTGAGGTAATCAAGTATGATTCCGCCAATATAAGCGTCTTTCTGCCTCCAGAACTTTATCACTTCCTGAGCTTCTTGGAAGTCATCGGGCTCGAATTCTATTTGTATAGCTTTCTTGACGTTTTTCGTCATTTCTTGAAGCTCATTGTCTATTTCGTTGTCATCAAGAATTGAATAATCTAAATCGCCAGCAAAATCAGGCACCACATCCCAACCTAGCAGGTCAAGGTCAAAACCCTCTTCCCTCAATGCCTCTATTTCCTGCTCAAGCAAAGTGTCGTCCCAGCTAGAATTAAGGCCCAGCTTATTGTCAGCAATGACGTAAGCCTGTTTTTCAGTATCAGAAAGTCCTTTAATTGTAATCACTGGGACATCTTCAAGCCCTAGAGACTGAGCCGCGAACAACCTTCCGTGGCCTGACAAAATCATTGCATTTTCATCTACCTGTATCGGGTTGTTGAACCCGAATTTTTCAATACTTTTTGCTATCTGCTGTATTTGCTTTTCGCTGTGGTAGCGTGAGTTGTTAGGGTATGGGAATATCTTATCTATTTGAGTTTGCTTCAAATCTTCTTTGCTTATCATTTAACTTCCTTTTTGTTGTGGTCTATCCACGTATTAGCTTTTAAGTCTTTGATGTAATAACACTCCTCACTATCTTTGCTCCACTTTGTATGCGCGATGTGCATCGGCTTATATGATGGGGCGACTTTCTTGATAAATCTTGATAAAAACCTTGGCCCAGTAGTCTGCAAAACGAACCTACCTTTCCATATATCATAGATATCAATAGCTGCTTTTTCTTTGTAGTTTTTGACGCACTCAGACATTGCCATATCCCACAGTTTAGCCCCCTGTATTGATCCGATAAAATCATTTTCTACCCAAGACCATCTTTCTTTGACGTGCCTGACATTGTGGAATACGAAATCTTTTTTGAGAAAAGCATCCAGAGGCTTCAATATGAACATATCCATGTCTATGTAAAACCCGCCATATCTGTGCAATATGCAAAACCTGACAAAATCTATCTTTTGTATTTCGTACCTAAAGTCATCATAGAACTCTAAGTATTTAGGGTAATGTTCAGATATCAACTGCCTGCAACTTGACTCATCCCATAGAGTGTATTCATAGTCGCCGTAGCTTTCGCATATTGCCTTGCTTTTCAAGAACATGGGAAACGATTCGATCTCCTTGCCTGTCAAGTTAAAGTATATTTGATGGATTGCTTTCGGGATCATGTCTCTGTCCCGAATATCTCTTCTGCCATTGCTGCAAACTCCCTGAAGCCCTCATAGGGTTCAATGGTTGATAGCTCATCTACCATGTTAGCAACACCATCCTGCCAGTCAATAAGCTCTTCTCTGATCTTATGCTTTTGGACATCAGTTGTCATTAACGATTCAATAATCGCATCGAAGCGGATTATCTCGTCATTCAATTCCCAGTCGAAGCAGTCTTCAAGTGATTTGGTAAGGTTTAATTGATCCATGTATAACACCTGATTTGAGTATATAACAGGCATTGTGCATGGTTTTTACTATAATGTAAACTAGCTAAGATCGTCAGCAGCGACTGCGCCAAGCGAAAGAATTACAAAAACTATCATGTAGATTATCACTGTTTGCCCCCTTGTTCGTAAGTTAGGGCGGCATTGTATAGATAACCAGATATGATCGGAAATGACGGTTTATTATTTAGTTTATACCATTAATGATATGTACAGTTTCGGTGTGCAATAATCACTAAAACTACCTAAATGCATACTGCAATGTACATTGTAATGTATAAAAAAACCCCCCAGCCAAGTAAAAATCGGTCTGAGGGGTTGAGGGTTAGGCTCGCAACGACATGGAACGCGCCTAGAAAGTAGTA